GAATGACGCCATACGACGGCAAGGACGGAGCGAGCGGGAAATCTCCTGTTATGGTTTTCAGGGGAGTTTACAGCGACTCGAAAACTTATTACGGAAACGAATATCGTCTCGATTGCGTCAAGCAGGGAGATACATATTACATCGCCCGAATAGACGCAGGGACATTCTCGACGCCCGCTCCTCCTGATTCATCGAAATGGAACTCGTTCGGAGCGTCGTTCGAGAGTATAGCGACGAACCTCCTCCTCGCAGAGGGAGCGAATATCGGAGATTGGTTTATCAGCGGAGGAAAAATCGTTTCGACCCTGACAGGCGAGAATAAAATATCGCTCGACGCAATGAACAGCCGAATAGAGGTGGTTTCCGCAGCTTCAGGGGGTATATATTCTCAGGAGAATTTAGGTTCGAGGGTGGGCATTGACGCAAATCAGGGAATCGTCGAGGCTCGAAGCAAGGACGGTTATTCAGGCGTATCATACATTTCCCCGACAGGAATTTTTGCAAATAGGGCAGGAACTAGATGCGTCGCAGGAAGTACGGGTAAGACACAAAGGGCATCTATCTGTGGTCTCGGATATGGAAACCTGAATAAAGACGATTGGCAGTTCGGCGATGATACAAACCTGATAGCAGGTGTTTACGGTTACTCGTCAAACTCGGGAACTGCGCCCGATTTCGGCGGATATTTCTTTAACCTGAAAGCAAAAGGACTGATACTCGGAACAAAGTACATCACGTCAAGTGGAACGTATCTCACCGATGCAATGACGAATATCGTCGGTTTTGTCTCGTCTCGTCTGAACGTGTATCTCCCCGCCTCGACCCGAGAGGGACAGACGATTTTCGTCAAACAGTGGTGGTCGGGGTCGATGCGGTTTTACCCGAGGAGCGGACAGAAGATTTACGACGACACCTCGGAGAATGAATACTACGATTTCGGACAGGGACAAGGCGGTATCTTTACGTTCGTCCGTGCTGCGATAAATGGAGAGAGCGTCGCTGTTTGGCTCGTCTCTCGTTGGAAATACTAACGATAAAAAATTAAGTTATGACAGAATATGGATATATCGAAAACGGGATTCTGTTTTCTCGTTTCATTGAACCGATAGTTCGGAATTACCTCGACGAATACGGACGCACTCAAACAGAAACGATTTCTGTCGAGGCACAGGTCGATAAACTGTCCCCTGAATGGAAACCCGTTGATACAATCGACGAGGCGGAAATGGAATCAGGAGGAGACGGAGTTGTCGTTATTCCTAAGCCATACGATGCGGGAGACCATATCGCATACAGGTATGAAAGAAAACGAGACGTTAAATCAGTTCAGGACGAGATTCAGGCTCTGAAAGACAGTCTCGCCGAATCCGACTACAAAATAACGAAATGTTACGAGGCGTTCCTGATTGGAGCAAAACTCCCTTACGACGTCGAGGAACTCCACACTCAGAGACAGGCGGAGAGGGACAAAATCAACGAATTGGAGGCGTCTTTGTAAGATTTAATATAGAAAAAGGTGCTTATTAAGCATCTTTTTCTTATCTTTGTACCAAAATTTATCTCGGCATGGAATTGATATATAAATTTTGGAAAGGAATGGTCTGCCTATTGGGAGGCGGTATCGGTTGGCTCATCGGTGAGTTCAAGCCGACTTTTCCTCTGATTATTGTGGCGGTAATCTTTATCGTCTATGATGCTTGGACGGCTTATCAGCTCGACAAACGTGTGCATGTGAAGTACCCGGACAAGACAAAGCGCGAAGCGGCAAAGTTCACCAGTTTTGCTTTTGGCAAGTTGATACGTTCTACCATTCCCAAGCGATTATGGCTGATACTGTTTGCCTATATGGTGGAACACTGGGTGTTCGTTCATATCTCCATCCCTTTGTCGTACATCGTTACAGGAGTGATATGCTTTGAACAAGCATGGTCTATCCTCGAAAATGAAAGTTCATGTCGGGATGAGAACGAGAGCCGTTTTTGGAAGACGTTGCAACGCATCATGGTTGACAAGACTGAGAGGCACTTTGATGTCACCTTCGATGAGTTTAAGAATGGCGGTCGTGTCACAGAGGAACAGATTGCTGCTGCTCGTGAGATGCTCGCAGAATATGAACGCCAAAAACAGAAATCTAATGAAAATCCTGATTGATAACGGACATGGCTCTAATACATTGGGAAAATGCTCTCCTGATGGAAAGCTCAGGGAATATGCTTGGGCGAGAGATATTGCATCCCGATTGGTTGCAGAGCTGAAAAAGAGAGGTCTCGATGCAGAGCGTATCGTGACCGAAGAAACAGATATATCACTCAGAGAGCGTTGCCGTAGGGTCAATGCTATCTGTGCGAAACTCGGTTCAAAGAATGTGATGCTAATCTCCATCCATATCAATGCAGCAAAGAGTGATGGTCGTTGGCATGATGCAAGAGGATGGAGCGGATGGATAGCTCCAAATGCGAGCCAAAAGAGCAAGATTCTCGCTCAGACTCTCTATGATGAAGTGGCAAAGAGGAATCTCAAAGGGAATCGTTCTGTGCCATCGAGCAGATATTGGGTAGGCAATTTCGCTATCGTCAGAGATACCAACTGCCCCGCCGTCCTGACTGAGAACCTGTTTCAGGACAACGAACAGGACGTCGCCTATCTCCTATCGGAACAGGGTAAACAGACAATCGTCGAGGCTCACGTCGAGGGAATCGTCAAATACATAAACACCAATAAGAAATGAAACATCTACTCTATATCCTATTTATAGCGGCACTCCTGACAGGATGTGCGACGCCTCGAAAGATAACATCGACGGACAGTCAGCAACAGCGGGACAGCGTCCGAATCGAATATCGGGAGAGGACGGTTCTCGTTCCTGATACAGTGCTCGTCGAGATTCCCGCTCAGACGGCGGAGAGAACGACGCCTGATAGTCTTAGCCGCCTCGAAAATGATTACGCCGAGAGTACGGCAAGAATCAATCAGGACGGCTCTCTGTATCACGACCTGAATACGAAGCCGCAGATGAAACCCGTCAAGACGAACAAAGAGATTCAACAGCGGGACAGCGTCCGAACGGTCTATCGGGACAGAATCGTCAAACAGACTATCACGGAGAAGGTCGAGGTCGAGAAAAAACTGAGTTGGTTTCAGAAAACTCAAATTGCGGGCTTTTGGACGCTCTTAATTTTTCTAATGATAGTTTACCGCAAGAAGATATTTGGAACGCTTGTGCGTCGTATTCTGAAAAAATAACTATCTTTGTGCCGAGGTTTCGGGACAGGAATCAGAGAGAGGGACTAAAAATCCCTCTTTTTTCGCATTTTTGATGCTATTCTGTTGCGATTCACGTAATCACTTTTCGGAACACGACAGATACTCAGGCGATTAGTATCTGATACCCGAAAAGACGAGAGCCGACAAAGAGAAGAACAAAGAGACCCTCAAACTCGCCGACGCTGTCAGGGCGAAACGTGTTGTCGAGCTTCAAAACGGGGAATACGGCTTCAACGCCGCTTATAAACTTGACACAAACTTTCTTGACTATTACAGGATGTTGTGCGAGAAGCGTCACGGCAATCCTGAAAGCAAAGGGAATTGGGGCAACTGGTACAGTTGTCTCAAACACCTTGAAAGGTTCTGTAAACCGAACATGACGTTCAGGGACGTGACACCTGAATGGATTATCAGTTTCCGCGAATACCTTGACAAGACCGCCCGTTGCCGAGACAAGCGTAAGACAATCACAACGGATGAAGTCACAAAGCCACTATCACAGAACAGCAAGGTCAGTTATTTCAATAAAGTCCGTGCCTGTATCAATCAGGCTTTTGAAGACAGGATAATCCCGCACAACCCTCTGCGGGGAATTGAGGGCTTCAAGCAAGAGGAGACGGAAAGATGTTATCTGACCTTGAAAGAAGTCAAAGCTATGGCGGCGGCTCATTGCAAATATCCCGCCTTGAAGAACGCTTTCATGTTCTCCTGTCTGACAGGGCTTCGCAAGTCAGATATTGAGAAGCTCCGCTGGAGAGAGGTTCAACAGCAAGGGGAGTTCACACGGATCATCTTCAAACAGAAAAAGACGGGCGGGCAGGAATATCTTGACATCAATCCGCAGGCGGTTCAGTACATGGGTCAAAGGCGAGACCCTGATGACCGTGTTTTTGTCGGGTTCAAATACAGTTCATATATGATAACCGAACTGAGGATGTGGGCTGTCAGGGCGGGTATAACAAAAGACATCACATTTCACAGCGGACGGCATACATTCGCCGTCTTGATGTTGGATTTAGGAGCTGACATCTATACTGTTCAGAAACTTCTCGGACACAAGGAAATTTCAACGACACAGGTCTATGCAAAGGTTCTTGACAAGAAGAAGCAGGAAGCGGTGTCGATGATACCTGACATCTTCTCCGCTGATGACAATGAAGAATGAGAGACGGGGGCGGCTTCACGGCTTTGCCCCCGTTCTTGTCTCATAGAAGTCCCCCTGTCCCGTCACAATCTGAGAGAACGATGATTTCGTGTAACCCATGACTTCTGCCAATTCCCTTTCATTTGAGGCTATCTCCTTAAAGATAAGCCAATTTATGACCTTTTTTATCCGCCTGAGTGCTTCCATTCAAAACCGCAATTATTGTTAAAATATAAATTTTATTTCGATTTTCTTTTTCAAAATCATTACTTTGTTTATATTTGCACCGTTATTCGATTTTGTATGCGTACAAAGTTACGAAATAAGGACTAAAATCGGAAATAAACTAATAAGTAAAATCGGAATTTAACACTTATAAAAATTATAGGATTATGGAACAGACACCTGTATTCAAGACCGAATGCCAAGCCGAAAGAGAAAAACGGGACTTGGCTATCTACAACGAGTACAACTCCCTGATGACTGTTGAGGGTCAGAGCCGCACTCTCGTAACCGAACACCTGATGAAGAAATATAACATTCATTCAGGAGGGACTATTTACGTTATTCGCAAGCGTGTCGAGGCACGTCTGAAATCTGAGGAGGGCAAGAAATGAGTAAACTATCCCCCGAGGCTCAAAAGGCGAAATATCAGTACAACAAAAAGTACGTGGACGCCTATTGGGAGCGGAGAGCGAAACGGACTGAGACGACCGAGGAAAGGAACTCGGGGCGTTCTGTCAGAAAAACCGTCGAGCGTTCCTCCGTCGAGGTTCGTATCTCGTTCCCTGAAATCGACGTTCCGTCTCGTCCGTCTGTCTCTCGGGGCAACAAATCGGACGAGCAGTATATCAAGGCACTCGAAACCTCGAACAAAGTCCTGAACGGGGAGAACAGGCGTCTCGCCCGTCTCCTGAGAAAGTATCAGAAAATCATAGAGGCGGGAGTTCGCTCCGAATTATTGAATCTTAAATCGGAAACGCTATGAAAGTGAATTGGAAAAAAGTCAGGCAGTATTCCCTCCTCTACATTCTGTTCGGGATAGGGTTCTTTGCCTTTATGATTGTTGCGGGAGACGACGACCCGTCGAACCCTCTCCCGTTCGGTCGCTGGCTGGCGATTAAGTCGGTCGCTATGGGCGTTTTGGTCGCCTGTGTGTTCACGGGCAAGTATCTGAACAAACTCGGACTGTTCTCTGAGATTGATTTCGACGAGGACGAGGACGACGAAAATATCTGAGACTATGGGAGAGGAATTTCAGGCAATGACAGAGAAACTCGACAGAATCGAGCGTCTCTCGCTGATAGCGGCGAAACCTGTTCTCCTCGTCGAGGAGGCGGCGATTTTCACGGGGTTCAGCGTTCAGCACCTTTACAGGCTGACGAGCGCAAAACAGATACCCCACTACAAGAAAGACCGAAAACTCTATTTCAAGAAATCGGAGTTGGAGGAATGGATGCTCGAACACCGAGTTCAGACGAACGAGGAAATCGAGAGACAGGCGGAACAAATCATTCGACATAAAAGGAGGTAGTTATGGAACAATCAGACAACAAGTCCCCGAAACTCCTGATAAAACGGGCGTTCGAGCGGGGCGAGCGTCTAACGACGCTGACAGGAAATAAAATCGGACATACCGTCGATTTCCGAAAGGTCGTCTCCGAACTGAGAGACGAGGGATTCCAAATCAAAGACTATTGGGAGAAAGCACCCGACGGTCGGAAATTCAAAATCTATTATCACGAAATGCAAAGCCCGAAGCAGTCAGAGGGCATAACTAAATAACAGTTTATTATGGATAATGAAATTATCGAAATCAAACAGGCAGAGGTAATCTCCGCAATCAACCGAGCAGAGGTCGATATTCAAATCTCGACCGCCAAACAGTACCCGAGAGACCTCCCCCGTGTCCTGAACACTATCGCAACCTATGCGACAATGGACAAAGAGACCGCCGAGGACTGTTTCTATGTCCTCCGTCGCAAGGACAAAGACGGGAACGATTCCGTTATCGAGGGACTGTCAATCCGTATGGCGGAAATCATCGCCTCGGCTTGGGGCAACCTCCGTATTCAGACCCGAATCGTCGGCAATGACGGGCGAATGATAACCGCTCAGGCAATGTGTCACGACCTCGAATCGAACGTCGCCGTCTGCAAGGAGGTCTCCCGTTCAATCGTGACGAAAAAGGGCTACACGTTCTCTCAGGATATGCAAATCGTTACGGGGAACGCAGCGTCCGCAATCGCATTCAGGAACGCCGTCCTGTCAGTTATCCCGAAAGCGGTAACAAAGAAAATCATCAACGAGGTAAAGAACGTCGCTCTCGGACAGTCGATAGACCTCGTAACGAGCCGACAGAACGTCCTCGCCTATTTCAAGAAACTCGGCGTAACTCAGGAACAGGTATTCCTCTACCTGAACGTCAAGTCTCTCGACGAAATCGACAAACAGAAGATTTTCGAGCTGCGAGCCACGGCGAACGCTATCAAGGAGGGAACGACGACCGTTCAGGAGACGTTTATCAACCCCGAAAAGGAGGCGAAAGCACAGGCAGCAGCCGAGAAGAAAGCCGAGACCGCTCAGGACAGAGCCGCAGCCGCTATCGCCCGTTCAACAGGAGCAGCCGCCGTCGAGGTCGCCGAGGCGGAGGTCGTCAATACTGAGACAGGAGAAGTCGTAAAAGTCAAGAAATCAACCAAAAAATAAAAGAAAATGGAAATCAACGTATCAAACCTGAGAGCGGCTTATGCCGCAGCGGACGAGAGCGGAAAAACGCTCCTCCGCAACCTGTTCCCTGACGCAGATCTGAACAAGGACAACAGACCCGTAACGGAAAGAATCAAGACGTTCGAGGACGCCTGTCAGGAACTCGGCGAGGAACATCCGTTCGTCGTCGCATGCAGAGCCGTCGAGGACATCGACGAATACTCGGGAGACATCGAGGCTTACCTGAAACTCCGAATCATCGTCGCCGCCCTGAACGAGGGTTGGACGCCTGAACTTAAAGAGGACGGAATCCTCTACTATCCGTGGCACTGGCTCTACACTCAGTCGGAAATCGACGATATGGACGAGGACGAGCGAAAGGAACGCCGTATGATGCAGACAGGCGACTATGCCACAGAATTTGCGGGTTTCGCCTCTGCGCACTCGTCTTACGCCCCCTCATTTACGCATGCGAACTTCGGCTCTCGCCTTTGCTTAAAGAGCAGCGAACTCGCCTCGTACTGCGGAAAAAAATTCATCGGAATATGGGCTGATTTCCGCCTGATACGCCGCTGATAAACCGTTCGGGAGGGTAACTCTCCGTCGCCCTCCTGAACTCCCCGTAAAATCAAATTTTAATCAAATTAAAACAGAAGAAAATGAGTAACACAGTAATTCGTCCGAAAGACAGAGCCGAATGGCTCAAAGTGAGAGAATCAGGAATCGGTTCGTCCGAGGTCGCAACGATTATCGGTCTGAACCCGTGGGAAACCCCGTATCAGTTATGGAGACGCAAAATCGGTCTCGACGCTCCGAAACAGGAGAATTTCGCTATGAAAGCGGGACACTACTTGGAGGACGCCGTCGCACAGTTTTGGCACGACGAGACTGGTCGAGACATCATCAAGCGCAGCGCAATCGATTTGATTATTCGAGACAACGAACGCCCGTTTCTCCAAGTGTCGCCCGACCGCACGTTCTGGCTCGGGGAGAGCCGTTCTCCGAACGACAAAGGAATCCTCGAATGCAAGACGACCCAAATGTCAATCGACGCCGACGACATTCCGAAACATTGGTTCTGTCAGGTTCAGTATCAACTCGGAGTTGCGGGTCTCTCGTTCGGGTCTCTCGCTTGGCTCTGTTCAGGTCGAGAGTTCGGCTACAAAGACATCGCCCTCGACCCTGAGTTTTTCGGATGGCTGATTTCCGAGGTCGAGCGTTTTTGGGTCGATAACATTCAGGGACGGCAGGAACCCGCAGCGACGAACGTAAGCGACGTTCTCCTGAAATACAACCGACACACCGACGGAAAGATTATCGAGACCACAGAGGAGGTTTTCGACGCCTACAAATCACTGAAAGAAGTCCGACAGGAAATCGACGCTCTCGACGCCCGCAAAACCGAATTGGAGGAGAAAATCAAACTCGCATTCGGAGACGCCGAGGGACTGTCGTTCGGAGGACAGACAATCGCAACGTGGAAAGCCCCGAAAGCCTCGACGAAGTTCGACGCCAAAGCGTTTCAGGCTGCGCATCCTGACCTCGCTCGGGAGTTCACTGTTCCAAGTCAGGGAGCGAGACGATTCCTCCTCAAATAAACAAACGTATAACCTGTTCAGATAACTATTTCGCAGAATGATAACCATATCGAACAAACAGCGGGACGACATCGTCCGATACCTCGACCTCCTCTGTCAGACGTTGGAGGGAGACAGCACACGGATTTTCAACACGAAACGCCTCGCCAGCAAACTGTCGAAAACGCTCGAATCGAAACAGCCCGTTCGAGCCTCCGAATTATCTGAACAGTTAAATTTTTCTCGCAAAACGAAGTGATTACGGTATAATCGTTATAACTTTGCAATAACCAAATTATAACAGAATGATAACAGATAAAAATATAAATCTCCGTGTATGGGTGGGACAGCCGAAAGGCATCCAACGCTTGCTGTTTATGCGTGGTTAGCCCTAAATACGGGGTTCTTTATTCTCAAATATGATAACACTCAGAGAAAATCAGACAGAGCCGATAAACAAGGCTGTTCAGTTCTTCAAAGAGAAGAAACCGAAGCCGAGTTTGATTGTTCTCCCGACAGCATGGGGAAAGTCAATTCTGACGGCTTTTGTCGCGAAGAACAGCAACGATAACATGATTGTTCTTCAACCCTCAAAAGAGTTGCTGGAACAGAATTATTTGAAGTATTGTTCACTGTGTGGGGATTTCGCCCTGAATGCGGGCATTTACAGCGCGAGTTTCGGGCGAAAAGACATCGCACAGATAACCTATGCCACGATAGGCTCAATCAAAAATCTCGGGGCTAAATTCAAGTCTCTCGGCTTCACAAAAATGCTCATTGATGAAGCGCACCTGTACCCCCGTGAGGCTGACAGCATGTTGGGGCGTTTCCTGTCAGAAAGCGGCATCACTCATGTTCTCGGCATCACGGCTACCCCTGTGAAACTTCAAACGAACAGGGACAGGGACGGAAGCACTTATTCAAAACTTGTCATGTTGACCTCCCGTTCAAAGAAAGGGAACTTCTTCAAGGAGATAATCCATGTCGGTCAGGTTCAGGAAATGGTTCGTCTCGGCTTTTGGTCTCCGCTCCTGTATGAGACCGCATCGTTCGACGACAGTCTCCTCGTTTTCAACTCCTCGAAATCAGAGTACACGGAGGACAGCGTTCAGCGGGCATACGACGCCAACGGAGGAACTCAGGGGATAACAGATACGCTCGACAAACACCCCGAGAGAAAACACGTCCTTGCGTTCGTTCCGTCGGTTCAGGACGCTATCGACCTGTCTCAGCGATACCCGAACTCAGGCGTTATCTACGGCGAGCAGGACAAACGGGAGAGAGAACA